CGCGCCAGCAAAGGGCTGCGCATGGGCTACGACTCCGACCTGAGCGCCCAGGTGGTCGACCAGGCCGACGCTCGTCGCGAGCTCGCCGCGCGCGGGCAGCGCCTCGAGGGCCACGACTGGCTGTACCGCTGACGGCGGCTGTTACGCTCACGAACGGTGCACCCTTGTGTTCGCCTCCCTGTTCAGTGGTCGCAAAGTTGGCCCGGAGCGGGCGGGCGATGGAAAGGTGCCCCGTGGGGCAGAACAAGAACCAGCTGTTTTACGGGGACAATCTCGACGTTCTGCGCCGACACGTCGGTGACGCGACGGTGGACCTCGTCTACCTCGACCCACCGTTTCAGAGCGGGAAGGACTACAACCTGATCTTCGAGGCTCGGCAGGGTGACCGGGAGCGAGCTCAGGCGGAGGCGTTCTCGGACACCTGGTCGTGGGGGCACGAGGCGGAAGAGATGTTCGCCGAGATCGATCGGATCAACGGCCCCGCCGCGAAGACGATGCGGGCTCTGCGAACGATCCTCGGTGAGAGCGACATCATGGCCTACCTCTGCATGATGGCTCCGCGGCTCGTGGAGCTGAGGCGCGTGCTGAAGAGCAGCGGGAGCCTCTACTTGCACTGCGACCCGACCGCTAGCCACTACCTCAAGGTATTGCTCGACAGCATCTTCGGGCCGAACTGCTTCCGCAACGAGGTCGTGTGGCGATACCGTCGGTGGCCGACCAAGTCGCACCGGTTCCAGCGCATGCACGACGTGCTGTTGTTCTACACGGCGAGCCCAGGCAACGAGCACACGTTCAACACGCTGTACGGGTACGAGAGCCTCGCGGAGTCCACGCTGAAGACGTTCGGCACCAAGAAGCAGAAGGCGGACTTCTCTTCAGGACACCGCAAGCCAGGTGTCGAAGATGAGGACACCGTGGGCCCTCCACTCTCGGATGTGTGGGAGGTGGGCATCATCGCGCCCATCGGCAAGGAGCGCACCGGGTACCCAACCCAGAAGCCGGAAGCGCTTCTGGAACGCGTGATCAAGGCGAGCTCAAACGAGGGCGACTTGGTGCTCGATCCGTTCTGCGGATGCGGAACAGCCATCGCGGTTGCTGAGCGGCTCGGCCGTCGATGGGTCGGCATCGACGTCACGCACCTAGCGATCAACCTCATACGCACGCGTGTTGCTGCCAAGGGCTTCGAGGTCATTGGCGAGCCAGTCGACTTGGATGGCGCTGAGCAGCTGGCTCGCGAGGATCCCTTCCAATTTCAATGGTGGATCCTTGGTCGAATCGGGGGTCGGCCCGCGCGGCCCAAGAAGGGTGGGGACGCTGGGATCGATGGTGAGCTCTTCTTCCGCGACATGGCGAACGCCCCCGAGCGACGCGTCATCGCTTCCGTCAAGGCAGGCAAGCTTCAACCGGCTCACGTGCGCGAGCTGCGTGGCGTGCTCGAGCGCGAAAGTGCGGAAGTAGGCTTGTTGTTGACCCTGGCTACACCAAGCGCCGGGATGCTTCGCGAAGCCGCCACGGCGGGCTTCTACGAGAGCGCTTTCGGCCGCCATCCGAGGATTCAATTTCTCACGGCCGCGGAGGTGCTCGCGGGGAAGTTGCCGGACTTCCCTGGGGCCTATAGCGCGGCCAAGCAGGTCTCGCGTGCGAGACCGCGCATGAGCAGCCGCCGGGGGACATCGCTCTGCCAGCGACTCTCGACGACCGCCCACTCGTGGTGCTTTTGCTCGACGCTGCGACATGACTACCGTCGGGTGCTGACCGTCATCAGCGTTCAGCTTCGAACACCCAGCTCTCGTCCTCTGCGTAGTTGAGGATCGCCTCGATGCCTTCCGCTTCCGGCCCATCACCCAAGGCCGCTGCCAGCTCGCGGTAGGCTTCGACGAAGAGCTCCTTGGTGAGCGTGCCCGCGCGGGCTGCCGCGTCCACGCACTCGATCGCCGCGCGCGTCCGTTCGGCGTCGTATGTCATCCGCCCTCGCTCTCGGCAAGTGCCGCGACGTCACGCGCGAGCGCCTCGAACCACGCGAGCTGGTCAGGCGGCAAGCCAAGAAGCGTGAGGTGATTGCGCGCGCGCTCGGTCGTGGTCGGCGTCGCTGTGCGCACGATGGTCCAAGCCTCGAGGCGAACGTTCAGCAGCGGATCGCCGCCCCCGTAGGCGAACGGGTCCGCGAGGTCGGTCGAGAACGACCAGTCCCGCGGCTGCCCGAAGTCCCAGCACTCGAGCACGCGCACCGCGCGCTCGGCGGGCGCGGCATGCAGGCACCTCAGCAGCTCCGCCTTGAAGGCCCGCTCGAGCTCCGGCGCCCGTTCTCGCAGCATGGGCCCGAGCGTGGCTTCCTTGATCAGCTCGGGCGCTGGCCCGTCCGCAGCGGCGAGCAGCCGGCGGATGGATGCTAGAGCTGGCTCGAAGTCGCTGGGGGCCACGCCTGCACCGTAACCATCGGCGCGAGCGCGGAGCGGGGCCAGGTTATTATTTTGCCGGGAGGTTATGGAACGCGGATCGGGTTATGAAACCACCACGAATTTCCCGAACACCGGCGGCCGGCCTGGCCCCCACTGTCGGTGCGTCAGGACGGGGTAGCATCGTGGTCCCGACGTGATCACCAGGAACCAGAGCATGCTGCTCGGTGGGGCAGTCGCGTTCTTCGCGGTCGCGCTCGCGTACTACCTGGCGCCTTCGTCGCCGCCGCGAAGCGCAACAGATGACGCTGCCACCACCGCGCCGCCCGCACCCACATCGCCGCCGCTGCCCTCAGCTCCGAGCTCGGGGGTGGGCACCACGTCCTGCGACGATCGGGCGCTCTACGTTGCCAACCTGGACGCGGCGAAGGGCGACCAGCAGAAGGCGGAAGCCCGCACGGTCGAGGTGGTGAAGGGCTGGACGCCGGAGTGCCGGTGGCAGGCCTTCGAGAGCGCGTGCGCAACGCGTTGCTGGGACTTTGAGACCCAGCGACTGATCACCGCGGCAGGCACTCCGGCGGAAGCGACGAAGCTGCGCTCGGAGCGCTTGCGTCGCAACGAGCAGGCCGAGCAGAAGCTGAAGGACGTGCTCGGAAAGGTCGCCGCTCTGGTGAAGCACGCAAACACCATCCGCTCGAGCGCCCGCGGAACGACGGGACCTTGCATGACGCGGATGGCCGAGGACTTCTCCACGATCAAGAAGCTCAGGGCCGAGGTGGACAAGCAGCTCGCTGAACTGCCGGCGGGGAGCGTGGGGCTGCGGCAGACGCTGGGGCTCGCGAAGGCGTGTGTCGACTGCAGCACCAACCGCGTGCCGTGCGACGACATGAACGAGAGCCTCAAGATCGACCGGGAGGTGCTGACCGAGACGACCAACCAGAACACGAGGGACCGCGCTGCGCTGAAGGCGCGCTGAAAATTCGACCGCCCGAAAGCGATATCATTCGAACAACTTAGAGATATTCGTCGCGCGGGGGACTTTTCGAACCTAGCTCCGTGTGCATACTTGGGGTCCATGACGAAGCGCGGAGCACAGAAGTTCAACGGCGTCTCGGTGCGCACCGACGGCGATGGGCTCGACGCCCGGATTGAGCGCGTCGTGGCCGAGCTCGCGAAGCGTGGCGCGGGCATCGCGCCCAAGAAGAACACCGTCGCCCGGAACGCCATGCTCCGTGGCCTCGAAGCCATCGAGCGCGAGCTGGGTCTGGGTCTGGGCTGACGCGCCCGGTGCCCCAAAGGCACCACCCGACGGCAGGCGATGATGGGTGTTATTGGTTGACAGAAACAGAAGGGAGGCGCACATGGAGATCAAGATGCTCGCGACGTTGGCCGACTTCGAGCGGATGCTGGCAGCAGCCGACGATCGGGCGATCTCCCAGCAGGAGCTCGACCTGGTGGCCGCGGTCCGCTCCAAGGTCGCGATGCTGCGGGCAGCCTGGAACGACGCTGCGCAGGCGCTGGCTGGGCTCGAGTCTATCGCGACCCGCCCGGCGGTGGCGCGGGTCCGCTCGGTCGCCAGCGTCAGCCAGCCGGGCACGAAGCACACGCTGCGACGCGTGGGCTCGAGCTGGGTCTGCTCGTGCCCCGGCTACAAGTTCCGCGGGCGCTGCCGCCACGCTTGGGTGGCAGCGTGAGCCGACGTCGAGCGGGAGATCCGATGCGGGCGCTGGCCTACCTGCGCGTGTCGACCGATGAGCAGCGGCTTGGGCCCGAGGCCCAGCGGACCGCGATCGAGGCGTGGGCGGCTCGAGAGGGCGTGGCGATCGTGGGCTGGTTCGTCGACCAGGGCGTGAGCGGCGGCTCCGAACTCGACGCCCGGCCTGCCCTCGTCGAAGCCCTCACCCAACTGCGGGTGACCAAAGCCGGCCGACTGCTGGTCGCGAAGCGCGATCGGCTCGCACGCGAGGTGGCGGTGGCGGCGCTGATCGATCGAGCCGTCCACAAGGCCGGTGCGGTCGTTGTGTCCGCGGACGGCGTAGGCAACGGCACCGCGGCCGAGGACTCACTGATGCGCACGATGTTGGACGCCATCGCGGCCTACGAGCGCGCCCTGATCCGGCAGCGCACGCGCTTGGCGCTGGCCGAGAGGAAGAAGAAGGGCAAGAGGGTGGGGACGGTGCCATACGGCTTCGAGCTCGCTGCGGACGGCCTGCTCACCAAGAACGAGCCGGAGCAGGTGGTGATCGCGCTCGTGCGGCGCCTGCGGGCCGAAGGCCTCTCCCAACGCGCGATCGTGTCTCGGCTCGCGGCCGAAGGCGTGGTGTCCCGCGCAGGTCGACCGCTGCAGCAGACCCAGGTCGGGAGGATCCTCCATGCCGCATGACGAACCCATCCGGCTCGACACGGTCCGTTCGACGCTCGACGAGCTCGGGCGCCATGTAGCCGCGCATCCCGAGCTGCAGAAGCCGCCCGCGCGCGAGCGCCTTGCCGTCTTCCTCGAGGCCGGCGAGCCTTCCCCCGTGGGCCGACCACCGAAGGACGAGGACGAGCGCAAGGGCGTGCAGACCGCCATCCGCCTCACGCAGGCCGAGGTCGACGAGATCGATCGGGTCGCAACCGAGATGGCCGAAGACTCTGGGCTCGAGGTGAGCCGCGCGGCAGCGATGCGCGCGGCCATCACCGAGGGCCTGAAGGTGATCGACGAACGCATCAAGCGTCGCCGGCGCAAGAAGTAGCCACGCAACAAGAAGCCCCGCGCCTGCGGAAACAGGCCGGGGCCGTGACCCACGAGGAAGAAGCTCATGAGCCATTGCAACGTGTCACCGGCCCACGCGGCCGGCAAGCCCCCCGTCCGTCTCGAGCTCGTCGAAGGGCTCGAAGACTTGGCGCTGTTCGTCGCCGAGCTCGAGGGCCGGCTGACCAGGAACGAGATCTCCACGGCGATGCGCAAGCTCGGGGCGCTGCGCAGCACCGTGATCCAACTGCAGGAGGTGGTGTGATGGAGACGATGAACCAGGGAACCACGACCGTGAGGGCGCCGTTGGCGAAGGCGGCCTTGAAGGTGCTGGAACTGGAGACGGCGCTCGGGGACTCCGCCTCCCCGCATGCGCACCGGTTGCTGTCCTCGCTCCGCGCTGAGCTGGCCAGTGCTGCTGGTGCTCTCGAGCTCGACGACCAACGCCGTCAGGAGCAGCGGAGCGCCGCTGCGGCCTGGCCGCGCAATCTCGAGCTGGCGATCTGCTGCTTGGAAGATGATGACGAGGGCGCGCTCCCCGAGGTGGTCACCGCCATCCTTGCTGGCGTGCGCGAGCGGTCCGAAGAGGACCAACCTCTCAAGGTGTGGAGGAGGCTGCTGCGCGGGGTGAGCGAGGCCTGGGCCGCAGCGTTCGACGGCAGCGCTGATGACGATCCTGGTGCTCCGCCGAGCCTGGAAGCGGTGGCATCGATCAACCAGGGAGATCAGGCGTGCAGCAGCAAGGCACGCTCACGCCGGCTCAACGCGAAGAGCTGAACGAGGTGGCCTCGATGGAGGTGCAGCATGGGATCGCGTGACAAGCAGCTGGCGGTGGTGGAGCGGCACGCGGAGGCGGTGCTGCGGGCGTTCGGCCTGTTCGACATGTGGCCCAACGCGAGCGTGTTGGAGTTGGCGCGCGCGTGCGGGGTGGAGGTGCTCCACTACGACGCCCACCCGACCCTGCTCGGCTCGAGCCGCTCGCTGTTGGTCGAGTATTGCGGCCACCGCACCATCGCGCTCGCGCGCGAGCTGGATCCGGCCGTGGGCCGGTGGGAAGTGTTGCTGCGCGTGTCGCAGCACCTGCTGTGCCTGCTCGAAAGACGCGGCCGTGAGCCGAAGGCGGTCGCCCCGCATCCCGAGCCACGCCTGGCCGCGCTGGGGCTGTGCGTCGTGCCGGATCAGGCTGGGGCGATCTCGCTGGCGTTGGCGCTCGCGCTTCCGACCGAGATGCTGTGCGAGGAGTTGGAGACCAGGCTGACTGGCAACGCCGGTGACATCGCGCAGATCACCAACGTGCTCGCGGCGACTGCCGAGGACTTCGCGGTCCCGTTGCCCGTGCTGCGCAAGAAGCTCGAGCTGCTCCGCGGCACGAGCTGGCTTCAAGATGGCGTCCCGCTGGCTGCCAAGCTGTCCGCGGGCGAGGCCGCAGCGGCCCGGGCGTGAGCCGGCCGGCGCATTGCGTGACCTTCCACGCCGCTCAGCGAACGTGATGATCTCGGACCATGAACGCCCACAGCGAACGACTGGCAAAGCTCGAAGCTGACCGCTTGATCCTGCTCGATGCGCTGCCCGAGATCATGTGCCGCATCGGAGAGAGCGAACGCGCCCGTTGGGTCCTTGGCTCGTTCCTTGGTGGCATGAGTTCGGGCGTGTTTTGGCTCGACCAGACCATGCGGCACCAGCGCAGCGCCGAAGACCGCAGGATCGCTCGCGCGATCGATCGGGTGCTGCTGTTGTTCGACGCGGGGCGTGGTGATGAGGTCGAGCAGGCGCTGCGCGGCTTTGCCGCGGATGAGACTGACTCGACGGAGTTCTTGTACAGGACCATCACGGACGACTTCATGACTTGGGCCGATCTGTCTCGCGCGCTCCAGGGCTGCTGGGCGGAGATGCGCGGCCGGCTGGGCGGCAGTGCCGATGGTCGACAGAAAGCCATCGCGATGGAGCTTCTTCAGCTCGCAGTCGAAGGTGGGCGGCAGCTGGGAGTCACCGCGATGTACAACCGCTTGCTCGCGAGTGCCTTTGACCGTGCGGGAAGGGGAATCGAGATCCAGATGCGGCTGGCAACGATGCTCGAGTTAGTTGCCGACCCCGAAGCCGCAGCGGCCGCGACGCTGCGCGCGATCGGCTACGACGCCAAGACCGCTGACCGCCGTGCGCGCGGAGCCGCACTGGCGCGCAAGGCCCGCAGCAAGGCCCGCGCAGGCGTTCCTTACGGCACGGTGGGTGGCGAGGAACAGCCGCCCACGGCTGCCAAGAATGCCGGCAAATCGCGTTCCTCACGCAAGCCTGGTGGCGAGGACACCCGTGCAAAGTCACCGCCGGATCCGCAAGCTCCGAAACGTGACAAACATCAAACGTACAAGGCCACTCGACGCGGGGGACCGTGACCGCCTTCAGCGCGTCGTCGCAGAGATCGGCGAGGTTGCGGCCGCCAACGAGCTCGCCTGCTCCCGGCTCGCGATGGTCCGCGCCCTGGCCGGTCTGCCCATCCGGCTCACGGTCGCGACCACCTTGCGGCTCCATCTGGACCGTCTTGGGCGTGCAGCGTGAACGACGCCAGCACCGAGCTGCGGCACGCCATGGCGAGTGGGGATCTCGGGCGCGTGGCGCCCGTGCTCGAGAAGCTCGACGACTTCCGCGGCGCGCTCGACACGCTGGCGCAGCGAGGCGACCAGTGGTGACGGCGCTGCTGTCGCGCGCGCAGGCAGCGCAGCTGTGCGGCGTCAGCTTGGACACCTTCGAGCGGCATGTGCAGCGCCACCTACCGGCTATCCGCATCGGTCGCCAGCTCCGCTACGACCCCAGGGACATCGAACAATGGCTCGAGCAGAACAAGCGTGGTCCCTCCGACCGCGAGGCCCGCAGAAGATCCTCCATGTCCGCTTCCGGTTCGACGGCGCTCGCGTCGAAGAGTCCACCGGAACGCGAGATCCTCGCACGGCTAAGAAGGTCGCCGCGCAGATCTACGCTCGACACGTCACCGACCAACCGAGGCGAGCCGAGCGCGCGCCGCGACTCCCACTCGACGAGCTCGTAGCGCGCTGGCTGGCCCACGGCCTGGACGGGACGCATGCGGCCAGCACGCGGAAGCTCTACGAGATCCACATGCGCGCCCACATCATCCCGTTCTTCGCGCGGCTGGACGCGATCACCATGGGCGGGATCGCCGACTACTCTCGCGCGCGCCTGAAGAAGGTGGCGCGCGCCACCGTACGCAAGGAGCGTGGCACGCTGTCGACGTTCCTGCACTGGTGCCACGAGCAGGAGATCCTCCACGCGCTGCCACAGTGGCCGACGCTCCCGCGGGGCGCGACGGGCACGCGCGCGTCAAAGCGCAAGTCGTCAGCGGTTGCCGTGTCTCCCGATCAGGTGGCGGCGTTCCTGGCCGCCCTGCCAGAGCTCAGCACCGGCAAGCTTCACGGCTCCAAGCGGTTCATCGTGCGTCAGCGCTTCGTCGTCGCGTGGGAGACGGGCCTGAGGCCGTCGACGATCGACCGGCTCAGCGTGCCGGAGCACTACCAGCGTGGGGCATCCGAGCTCGTCATCACCGACGAGATCGACAAGGCCCGCTACGGGCGGAAGCTGCCGCTCACCGAAGCCGCTCGAGCGGCGCTCGACGCCTCCGCCCCCAGGAGCGGGCTGATCTTCGGCCATCACGAGCACAGGCAGTACGTCGAACGCGCAGCGAAGCAGGCCAGCATGCCCACCGGGTTCAGTCCCTACGACCTCCGCCACGCGCGCGCGCTGCTGCTCACCGAAGAGAGCGGCAACCTCCCGGGCGTCGCCTTCATGCTCGGCCACAAGCAGGTGACCACGACCAACCTCTACGTGCGGTCACCGCGGCGTGCAGCCGACGAGGTGATCGCCTCGCTGGGGGCAAGGCGTGGGGGCAAGGGTCCGGACAAAGCAGAAAGCGCGCCCGAGTCGCGCGCGCAAACTGTTGACATCATTGAAGGAGTGCGAAGGAGGGGACTTGAACCCCTACGGTGTTACCCGCTAGCACCTCAAAGCACCGACATCCGAGAAAACCCGCGGGAAACGAGCAATCTGCCGACCGCAGAGAACCGCAAAATCCAGCAACTCGCGGCGCTCGCTGGGGGCATGCCCCCAGAACTCCCCGGCTTGGCCAAGGCGACGCGTGCGCTGGTCATCGACTGGGACCTGCTCGAGCTGGCCGTCGGAGACGAACCGTGACGGCGGATCGAGCGCGCGCCGACGCGACCCGCGGGGTCCCTGTGGGGACGGTGGGGAGCATGACCTCCCCGGTACCCTCTCCGCGTCGGCCCTCTCACGGCATGCCGCTCGCTCCACCCATCGCCCGGCTGCTCCACGCTGCACTGATGGCCGACGGCGAGTTACAGACAGCGCGGGCCACCAGCACAGCCCTGAAAACCGCCTATCGCAGCGCCTTGGGGCTGCCGGTCTCGCCCGCCACCCACGAGGCGCTCTGGTCCTGGGCCGTACGCGTGCTGCTCGTGGCCGGCGCGATCCAGCCCGGCGCCACCGAGGACGACATCCTCAGCGCTGCCGAGAGGCTCGCGGCGGAGTTCCGCGCGGGGGGAGCCAGATGAGCCCCCCCACCAGAAGAAACGCCCCACCCGAGGCACGATCGGATGGGGCGCAGGGCACTGGCGGTGCACCCCAGACGATGCCACGAGCGGAGCCGCCACGCCCGTCGGCGTGGCTGGTCGAGGAGCTGTGCCTGCCTGGGCACCACAGCACGGGCAGTGCTCTGCGCGCGATCGTGCGTGCGTACGGCCAGCGCCATGACTGGGGGGTGCTTGCTCGCGCGGTGGGGGTCTCGCGCGCTGACCTCGTCGCCGCCATCGCTGCCGGGCGGCCAGCGGAACCGCTGGTGCGTGCGGGACTGGTACTGCTGCTCGAGCGCGGGCGCATCACCACGACATCGACGGCGGCCGAGGTCGGCCACACCGCGTGGCTCGCGGCGCCCTACGACTGGAGCTACGGATGGTGACCACGGCACAACGACGTGGCGCCCAGCTCGAGCGCGACGCAGCTCGGGCGCTCGGCTCTTCGCGCGCCACGCGCGTGGGCTCACGACGCCGCGAGCCAGACGTGGCGCCGATCGATCTGCCGTGCGGGCTGCGGCTTCTCGCGGAGTGTAAGCATCGACGCCGACTGCCTCGGCTGCTCACGGACGCAATGGCCCAAGCTCGTGGATATGACCATTGCGCTGCTCCTGCCGTGGTGCTCCGCGAGCCGGGCGGCGATGCCCTGGTCGTGCTCGAGCTCGCTGTGTTCGCGCGCGTGGCGGGGATCGATCCGTGCGTGCTGCCCACGCGGCATCGCGTCACGCGGCGCCCCAGCAAGCAGCTTGAGATGTTCGCTAGCGGGGGTGCGTGATGGCCGGCGCGAACGGGCGCGCGCCCGCCAAGACCAACGGGGCGGTGCGCGTGGTGTCCGAGCGACGACCGCCGGTGCCTTGCGATCTGGATGCCGAGATCGGCATGCTGGGCGAGTGCTGCCTTCGGCGATCGACTTTCGACGCGTGCGCGGCGGTCATCCGTGGCGGCGACTTCTTCTCGGAGGCGAACACGCGCGTCTGGTCGGCCATGACGGAGTTGTACGCCGCGGGCGCGGACAGGATCGGGTCTGTCGAGCTGGCCGCAGCGCTGCGGGACCGTGGGCAGCTAGGTGCGGTAGGCATGCCCCACCTGGCGGACGTGTTCGCCGCGCCCGTCTGCGCCGCGCCCGCGGCAGCTGCGCGTCTGGCTGAGCTCGGCCGCAGGCGCCGAGCCATCGCGCAAGTCCAGCGGATGGAGATGGAGCTCCGCTCGGGGACGATGCCCGAGGGCTGGGCGACGAGCTACCCAGCGGGCCTCGCGTCCATCGGCGAGGGCCCCACCAGCACCGCGATCCAGTGGCTCACGCGAGACCAGCTCGAGGCCCCGGCCGAAGAGCCCGACTGGGTACAGCGCGAGCTCGGTCTCTGCCCGGGTCGGCCCGGTCTCCTGATTGGGATGGGCTACTCCGGCAAGAGCATCTTCGCGGCGGGCCTTGCCCTCGCGATGGCGACCGGAACCCGCTTTCTGGGGCAGTTCTATTGCCGTGAGGCCATCGTCTGCCACCTCGACTACGAGATGGGCGAGCGTCCCACCAGGCGCCGGTATCATCGACTCTGCAATGGTCTGGGCATCGACTGGGCCGAGGCCCACCAACGCTTGCGGATCGCCTGCCGCCCGCGGCTCTCACTCACCGATCCAGACGCCGAGCGCGAGCTGGAGCGCGCGCTCAAAGGCGCGCGGCTGTGCATCGTGGATTCGTTGCGGCGGGCCGTCCCCGGCATAGACGAGAACGACTCACGGATCACGATGTACCTGGACCTCTTGGCTCGCGTATCGGAGCGCGTGGGGTGCGCTGTGCTCGTGCTCCACCACGCGAGCACCAAGCCGTCGCAACCCGGACCCAAGGACCTCCGGGCGGTGGGGAGAGGCTCCTCGGCCATCTTCGACGCCGCGGGGTCCTACATCGTGATGGAGTCGTCTGGGCCGGGAGAGCCTGCCCACGTCCAGCACGTGCGAGAGCCACAGGAGGGCCGGACCTTCGTGCCGTTCCATGTGGCGATCGAGGACGTGGCAGGTGGTGGCGATCCCAAGGCCGGGCTGGCGCTGCGCTACATGACTCCCGAGCAGGCCACGCCGCCGACCAGCGACACCTTCGCGTCCCTGAAGGCCGAGGTGGTGGCGGTCGTGCGCCGGCATCGCGAGCTCACGAGCGCGAACGCGATCTGCGCGCGCGCCACGGGCAACAAGGCGAAGCTTTTGGAGGCGATCCGCGAGCTGCAGCAAGAGGGCCGACTTTTCCATGTGGGAGGCTGTTTCCGTGCTTCGTGAGCGGTTCTCCCCTTGTTCTCTCGGTTCGGAACCGGTTCCGCCGGTTCCAGGAACCGGTGCTGGTGGTGGTTCTCCCCCTACGGGGGAGAGAACCACCGGAACCACCAGCGCCCAGCACCTGGCGGGAACCAGTTGCCAGGGGGTTGCTGACGCCCGCGTCAGCCGCCTGGTGCGTGCCGAGCTCGAGCTGTTCGCCGGCCAGCGCCCGGCTTGCCTCTGCGCCACCTGGGAGCTCGCAGCGCTCGGCCGCTGCGTGTGCCCGTGCGCGCGCGACCACGAAGACGAGCCGGCTGACGCCGGCGGAAGGAGACCCACATGACCCAGCTCAGCGACCTGTTCCGCACCATCACAATCAACGGTCAGCCGCTGACGACCGACGAGGGCAAGGCGACGTTCTTGCTCGAGCTGGCCACCGCCAAGGCGCCGCTCGAGTGGCTGGAGGTGTTCGGGCTCGCGCTGCTACCGAGCGGCAGCGAGCTCGACAAGCTCGGGGTCGCGCGCATGGTCACCACGCTGGCGCGGATGAAGTTGAACATCACCGCCGACGAAGACTTGGACGCGGCGGTGAGGGCTGAAGCCGAGCGCCGCCAGCACGATGCGTCCGAGGGCGAGCTGGCGGTGTTGCTCGCCGCCGAGCACGGGCTGGACTTGCTCCGCACGTGGATGGCGCTCCGCCACGTGCAGCGGGCGCTGACACCGCGCCCCACCGCAAGCGCGAGCCTGCCGTCGTGACCAGGAGCACCTCGATGACCTCGTCCTGGATCGCGTCCGCCGTCGGCGTCTCCGACCGCATGCAGACCTTGAGCACCTGACGCTCGGTGAGAAGAGCGACCCTGGCAGGACGCCCGGAGCTTTGGCGCACCGTGCGCCGAAGTTCAGAATCGTTGAAGATTCTGGCGATCAGCTCACGGACCTTCCGCCAGTTGTTTCCGAGACGTGCATAAGCTTGACACCATTGAAGATATTGTCGGCCGCCGCCATCGGGGCGAGCAAGGCAGCGTGATGGTGCTCACCTCGGAGAGAGCACCAGGCGACGTTGCCGCTGGCGAACCGCACGTTCGCGGCGCGCTCGATCCGACCGACGGCGCCACGGGCTGCGGTCTGGCCAGCGTCGGCGGCTGTTGGCCCCGACGTCCGGAGCGGCGGATCCAAAGACGCGTCAGACGGGCAGCCAGGCGCCTTCGCGGCCCGGTGCCTTTGAAGTGAGCGCCGGCAGGAGCGCCGCCGAGTGCTCACTTCAAAGTGAGCGGATGGATCACGATGCTACGCGGTGCCGGGGGCGCGAACAGCACCGGAGGTTCTCCCTTCCTGGAAGGGCGAAGGCCAGGGGGGGCGCCTTGGACGCCCACCTCCGCGATGAGGAAACCACCAACGATTCCGGGCTTCGCCGTGCCACGCGGCAAAGCCAACGATTCCGAGCTTCGCGCCGTTCGGTCGCAAACTACCGGGCGTCCAGTGATGGCTCGAAACAGGCGCCCACGGCTGGCGCCAGCGGAGCCGGCGCACACCATCGTGGTGCAGGCCCAGATCGCCGGGCTGCCGCTCGAGGTCGTGGAGGGCGAGTGGGTCACGCTGCGGTCGCTGTTCGAGCCCTTCGGGAAGGACGTGTCGAAGCAGATCGGGCGCCTTGAGACATGGGCGAACGTGGAGAAGATGTTGATCCGCCCCAGGAGCGGATCAACGGATCCCCGGGCAAAAGAGGCCTGGTGCATCGACCGCCGGCATGTGGCGCAGGCCATCGCCGAGCTCGGACCGCGCGAGTGCTCAAGAAGCCAATGGGCGTCCGAGAATTGGCCAGGTTGGTGGGATGCAGCGCGAAGCACGTGTCCACAGTGCTCGCTGGTGGGGGAGCGTTACCTGGTAACGCTCCTCCAGGACAAGATGAAGAAGGGGGCCCGCGTCGGTGCGCGCTCTTTGGGCGCGAGTTGATGCGGCACTGACCAGCCATCCTTCGCGACCGTGCGCGCCCGAGGATCACGTTCTCCGGCTTGAAATCGCGGTGGACCATGGGCACGAGCAGGAACCCGACGGTCCGTGCTCACTTCTGAGGCACCACCCCCCGGTGAACCGTCCTGGCGGTCGTCGATTTTTCCGCGCCGACGCGCCACGGCCGGGTCAGTCCGGCGAGTGTTGGGCGCGTGACGACGCCCCGCACCTCAAAAAAAGGCAAGGCGCTCCCGCTGGCTTTCGCTGCGGCGTTGCGACGCCTGGCCGATCTGGACGGGATGCTGGTGGCTGGTCGCGCGACGGGCGTCGGCTCTGAGGCGCTGCTCGCGGCGATGGCGGAGCGCACGCTACACCGGCGCACGTTCGATCGGGTGGTCGCCTATGTCGCGGCCTCGCTGGTCCGGCTCGGTGAGCTGCCCCAGGGCGCCGGCGCCGCTGAGGCCGAGATCGCCGCCGGCAAGTGGGCCGCCACGCAAGCTCGAGAGCGAGGGCTCTCGTGAGCGGGCGGACACTCACCGTCACGAGAGGAGCCAAGATCGCAGCCCTGCGCGCCGCGCACGGCGTGGTCGCGCACGCTGCGGCCGCGCTGGGTGTGCATCGGGTGACGCTGGCGCGGTGGATCGCCGCTGACCCCGATCTGCGCGAGGAGCTCGAGATCGCGCGGGCGGTGATCGCCGACCTGGCCGAGACGCGGCTGCGCGCCATTCTCGAAGACGAGGACCACCCGCAGCACTTCGACGCCATCGTGTTCACGTTGCGCACGCTCGGTCGCGATCGCGGGTATGTGGTCGCTCCCCCGGCACGCCCCCGCGCGGAGCAGGTGCACGTGCAGTTCTACGCGCCTGCGATCGCAGACCAGCAGCCGACCAGCGCCACGCCGGCGCAGGAGGCACACGACTGAGGGGCGGCCCCACAACCGTGGCGCCGAAGTCAGGGCGCCAGCTCGGCCACCCTTAGGCTTTCGGGCGTCGAGTCCCCCAGCTGCTTCTTCCCGCCACGCACCAGGAGAAGACCGATGTCCCGCAAAGAATCGTACGTCGACGAGTCCGCCACCGCCCAGGAAGCATCCGCGGAGCCCGTGTTCCTCGTGCGCATCCGCCCGCCGCTGCGAGTCAACGAGTTCAACGAGTTCTTGTACGGCAACCCACACGATGAGCCCAACGCCCCGCTCTGGCATCGCGTCGACGCATCGAAGGCGGCTTGGTGTCGCACGCGCAAGGCGAACGACATGCGCGGCGCGCCGCCGCTCGTGTTCGACGTGATCGAGGCGAGCTCACTCGACGAGGCCGCGGTCAAGGCGGAGGCGCTCGACGCCTCCTACACCGCGAACGACTACGCAAAGATCGAGGATTTGTTCGTGCGCGAGGGTTGGAATGGGCGCGACACGCTGTTCAGCGAGAACGCGCCGAGCTCGTACGATCGCAAGCGTCGCGGCTCTCCATGGTCGCCGATCGAACCGCCTGCGCCCCGCGCCGCACCGGCCGCTCCATGAACACCAAGCAGACCGCCGATCTGCTGCGTGAGTTGGTCGCGACGCATTACGTCGAGCGGCTCTCCGGCGCTTCGGCCGACAGCCGACCCCCGATGCCGCCATCACAGGCGGACAAGATCGAGATGCTGTTCGCGGCGCTGGCCGCGGCACGAGAGATCGCTCCACAAACCCGAATGAGCGAGGCCGGAAAGGCCGAGATGCGTCGGCTGCTCGAGCCGCTCCTGCCGTTCGCAGGGTTGCCGGTGCCGAGGAAGCCGGGAGTCACCAAGCGCGAGGCCCCGCTGGTGCGGGTGCTCACGCCAGAAGAGCAGGTGGAGATGGAAACGCGAGCTCGGGAGCAGCGGGAGCTGGCCGACCGGATCGCGAAGCAGATCCGGTTGCGGCCGCACATCAGCCGCAAGGTGCTTTGGCCCAACGACCTCAGCGAAGAGGTGCGAGCCGAGCAGGCGGCCAAGCGTGCGGGGTCGCCGTGAGCGACCGCTCGGCGCCGCAGTTCCTCATCGCGGTCCGCCCACCGAAGGCGGACTACGTCGTGCGCCAAGTGGAGAGCCGCGTCACCGGCTTCTCGTTCGAGGACACGGAGGCGAAGGCGGACAAGCTGGTGCTGAGCATCGACAACTACGACCTGAGCCAGCTGGACTCGCCGCTTTGGCAGCCTGGCAACATCGTCGAGTTCTCGTTCGGCTACCCGGGGGCGATGAGTCCGACGCGCGAGATGAAGATCCAGACCGTCAAGGGCTTCAACCCACTGCAGGTGGAGGCCCTGGGCGACGAGACGGTGTTCAACCGGCGCATGGACACGCGCGCCTCGTGGGAGAACGTGAAGCGCAGCGACGTGGTGAAGCAGATCGTCGCGGCGTACGGGTTCACAGCCGAGCGCGTCCACATCACCGACACCAAGCTCATCATCGACCGGATCACCCAGGGCGGCATGACGGACCTGCAGCTGATCAAGTCGCTGGCGTACCGCGAGGGCTTCGAGTTCTACGTCGATTTTGACGGCGTTCACTTCCACCCCAGAAACCTGGGGCAGAAGCCGATCCGCGAGTTCACCTACTTCACCGACCGCACCGGGGACATCATCTCGGTCTCGGTCGAAGACCATCGCGTCCCCGGGAACGCTGGCAAGGTGACCGTGGCCGGGCGCGACCCGATGAACAAGGAGACCTTCAAGGTCAGCGCGGACGACAAGAGCACTCCGCGCACTGTCCTCGCGGCAGAGCGAACGCGGTACACGCCCGACGACACCAAGGACCCGAGGGCCACGGCCGACCTCTCCCCAGCGCTGGCCAGCGAGTTCGTGCTCGAAACCGCCGAGACGACTGAGGCGGCTGCGCTCCGTCACGCGCAGGGACGCTTCCAGAAGCTCGATATGCGCTCGGTCCAGATCACGCTGCAAGTGCTCGGTGACCCGTTGGTGTTGGCCAAGTCGATCCTGCGGATCAACGGGCTCGGTGCGCGGTTCTCCGGGCTCTACTACGTGCTGAGCGCCAAGCACGACCTCGGGGCGGGCTACGTCACGACGCTCAAGCTGCGGCGCGAGGGCCTCAACAGCGCAGCACTCGAAGGCCCGATGAAGCCGACCACGAAGCCGACGGAGCAGAAGGTCAACACCGAGAAGCAGCCCGAGCCAGAGCCGGAGACAGTTGGGCGCGAGGCTGGTGCCGTCGAAGTTCGCTACGTGATCGACGAGAGGACGGGCGAGAAGCGCGCCGTTCAGACCGTGAACTACGGCCGCTCGAGCGGCACAGGAGACGCCAAGTGATCAACATCGTCTGCCCCAGCGGCTTTGCCTTCACGATGCGGGTGATGACCGTGACTGAGCTCGCCCACCTCGGCCAGGCTATCGAGTTCAACGAAGCCGACGGCGGCCTCACGCGAACGCTGAATGCTTGCTGGGAAGACCTGGTCGACCCGGGGCCATACAGGCTCAACCCGGGCACCAAACCCGACTGGAACAAGGTGCTCGACGGGGACGTCATCGTCGCCACGATGAAGCTCCGGATCGCGTCGCTCGGTCCCACGCTGGCCTTCAACTTCGAGTGCGAGCGCTGCGGGCGCAAGCAGCCCGACGAGCTCGATGTGGACCTGACGGGCTTCGATGAGAAGATGCTGCCGGAGGCAACTCGTCATGCGGTCGAGACGGGCGTGCCGCTCGTGGCCCAACAGCTCAATGGTCAAGCGGTGCACTTCCACCCGATGCTCATTGGGCAGCTGGCTCGCCTCACGCAGATCAAGCGCCAGCACGTGAAGCGAATGAAGAGCGCGAGCACCAAGGACATTCAGCGCGAGATGAAGGCGCAGCCCTGGGACTTCCTGGTGCGCCAAGTCACGCGTGTCGAGGCTTTGGGTGACAAGGCGGAAGACGTAATGGCCCGCATGGACTGGGCTCGGCACATGCCGCTCGACGACTTTTTCCACCTGCGTGACCAACTCGCCGAAGCTGATTGCGGTCTGGACCTGTCGATCGAGGCCACCTGCCAGCACGTGAACTGCGGCTGGGAGCAGGAGGAGCTGACGCTCCCTTTGCGTGGGGCCTTCTTCCGACCGCCCACGAAAAACCGGAAGAAGGCGACCGAGACGAACGACCAGCCGAGCGAGACCTGAGCGACCCAGACCCGCGCCTCTCCACCAGCTCCCAGCTCGGCATGTTCACGCTCTTCGGGCGGCCCACGCCGCGCCGCATCTGGGAGGGCATCCACGCGCTCTGCTACACGAGCACGCTGGCTGAGGGTGGTGGCTGCTACTCGTTCACGCGCGCCGACGTGCTGGCGATGACGGTTCGCGAGTTTCGTTTCTTCCAGAGGCGGATCGGTGAAGCGGTCGGCGCTGAGAACGAGGTCCGCCGGAAGGCCGCCGCAAAGACCAAGGGAGGGAAGTGATGTCACAGCTGGGACTCGGGTTCTCGTTCACGGCGAAGGACAAGTCCGCCGCGGTCTTCAAGTCTATCGGTGCCGCGCTGACCGGGCTGCAGAGCCAGGCCAAGAAGACGCAGACCGAGCTCAGCCGCGTCGGCCCGATGGGTGGCGGGGTGGCGGGAGCGATGGGTGGCGGTCGACAGCGCGATGCGAGCAGCGGGCGCTTCGTAGGGGGCGCTGCTGCTGACGGCGGACTCGGAGGTTTGGCTGCAGGAGGCGGCGGTGCTGGCTTCGGCCTCGGCGGCATGATGAAGCTGGCGGCCGGCGCGGGTGGTGCGCTCGCGTTCAAGCAAATGGCCGACCAGGGCGCTGTGCTTCAGCAGGGGCTTGCGCGGCTGGGCGTGATCTCGGGCGCTACCACCGAAGACCTGAAGCGAATGCGTCAGGCCGCGATCGACATCGGACTGTCCACCAAGTTCTCGCCGGACCAGGCGGTCGATGCCCTTACTTCGCTCTCATCCGCGGGACTCACCGCGCAGCAGTCGCTCGACCTGCTCGGTACCACCATGCAGTTCACCGCGGCCGCGCAGGGCAAGCTCAGCAGCGACCAGAGCGCGAACCTGCTCGCCCAGTCGATGGCGCTGTTCAACATGGCCTCCAAGGACGGGCAGATGGCCGGCGACAAGATGGCGAAGACCGCCAACATGTTCGCGGTGAACATCGAAGACCTGCCGCTCGGCCTCGCGAACTCGGCTCGTGGCGTGACGGCCTTGGGCGCGTCGATGGACGACACGCTGATCAGCTTCGGCTTGGTCCGCAAGCTGCTGCCTCGTGTCGAGAGTGCCGGCACCGCGGTGGGCGTCGCGATGGAGAGCCTCGCGAAGCCCGAGGTGCAGCAGGCGCTGAAGGGGATCGGCGTCAGCGCAGTGACCTCGGCGGGCAAGTTCCGCCCGTTCCTGGACGTGGTGAGCGACATGCTCCCGAAGATGAACGCGATGACCGACGCCCAGCGCGCGGCATTCCTTCAGTCGACGTTCGGAGCGGACGCGGTGCAGGGTCTCGGGGCCATGTTCACCCAGCTCCGCGACGGCATCCCGGGCGCGAACGGTCAGCTCTTGAAGGGAGCGGAGGCCGTGAAGTTCCTGCGCGGCGAGATGGGCAACGCCAACGGCGAGCTCCAGAAGTTCTCGGACGCGACCAAGACCGGGTTCGGTGGCGCGATGGACTCCGCGATCGCGAAGCTGACCACCGCCAAGCAGCTGTTCGGAGAGGCGCTCGGCGATGTGATCGCACCTGCGATCTCCTCGCTCGGTGACGGGGTGGCCAAGCTGGTGCGGAGCTTCGAGCAGCTGGACTCGAGTGCCAAGCGTAACATCGTGGCGCTGGTGGTGATCGGAACCGTCGTCGGCGGACTGGTCGCCATGTTTGGCGCTGTGGGTGTCGCTGTTGCCGCTGGGCTCGGCCTCGCAATGGGCGTCGTGTACGCCTTCAAGGAGGCCATCGAGCGCAACATCGGCGGCATGGGCGACCGGTTCAACCAGGTGAAGCTCGCGTGGAGGGCGCTGGTCGAGGTGTTCACGACCGGCAGCCTGTCGAGCGCGGTCAACGCGGAGCTCAACAAGGCCGAGGGCGTCAACGCGTTCGTGACGGCCGTGGTCACGTTCGTCGGACGAATCAAGGCTCTGTTCGCGGGCATCGGCGACGGTTTCAGCTCGGGCCTCGGTCGCGCTGGTCCGACGTTCGAGCGGCTGGCCAACGCGTTCAGCTCGCTCGCGAGCGCGGGCGGGCTGCTCGGTCAGAGCGCGGGCGGTGCGACCTCAGCGTGGCAGAAGTTCGGTGCGGTCGGGCAGTCGATCGGCGGCGCACTGGCCAAAGGCTTCGACCTCGCGGGCCGCGCCGTGTCGGCGGTGCTCGAGGTAGGCGCTGGCTTCATGGGGCAGATGGGTGGCATCAAGGCTGCCGTCGAGCCGCTCGGCGTCATCTTCACGACGATCAAGCAGAAGGTGCACGACCTGGCATCCGCAATGGGGTTGATGTCACCCACGGGCGCGACGAGCGGGTGGCAGAAGTTCGGCGAGATCATCGGCAAGGTGGCTTCGTTCGTCGCCGCAGTGATCACCGGCATCGCGCGCGTCATCTTCGGCATCGCAGAAGCGATCGGCGGGTTCGTGCAGTTCGTGGCTGGGATCTTCGCGGGTGATTGGAGTGAGGTGTGGCTCGGCGCGAAGAGGGTGGTGTTCGGATTGCTGACCGCCGTCGTCGAGATCGCGATGGGCATCGTGATGACCTTGGCGAGCATGCTCGACGCCGCCGGCAGGATCGCGAAGGTGAACATCGGTGCGACGGACAAGGTGCGCGGTTGGCGTGACGAGGCCCGCAAGGCGCTCGACGTCACCAACCTCGAGGAGACCCGCGACAACACCAACCAGGTGGACGACTTCCGCAGCAATGCGCAGTTCAAGGGCCTCGAAAAGATGGTGAAGAGCCAGGGCTCCATCGCGATCCCCACCACCATGGACGGCAACTCCGCGCCCGGGTGGCTCGGTGGCTTGACGGCCGCGCTGAAGGAGAACGCGAAGGCCACGCTGCCGCCGCAGGTGATCAACTTCCAGATCGACGGCGAGACCGTGGCGTCCCTCGTCACCGGGGCCGATGGGCGGGGCACCCAGCCACGGTTGGGTGCGGGGTGATCGAGCTGGGGCCCGGACTGGTGCCAGCGCGACCAGCGAGCGCGGACCAGGCAGCGTCAGCGAACCATGAGCGCTGCGCATGCCATCGCCAAGTCGTACGGTCTCCCGACCTTCATGCCTGTCGCGCGTCAGGTCCAGAAGGCGCCCCCGCTCGACCGCTCCAAGCCCGGCCGCCCGATGGGCGACAGCAAGGCGCCTAGTCACCACGGGCCCGTGCTGGACACGCTGGCGGACGTGCTCGAGTCGATCGGCGCGCTCGCGGTGGACATCAGCGACAACAGCCACCCGACGAGCGACGACGTGATCGCGCAAGGCATCCAGAACGCGATCGACAAGCTGAGCTCGCTCATCGTCATGGAAGAGCCGAAGCCAGCGTCCAAGCCCAGCCCCGGCGGCAAGCCCGCGCCGGCCGCGCCCACGCCGCCCGCGGCCAAGTCGATCGAGCAGAAGCTGGACCACATCGCGAGCCTCACCGTGCGCATCAACAAGGTCACCCAGCGGACCGTGGCGCCGGTCGCAAAGTCGCCGCCCCAGGAACCCCAGCGCGTGCGGTGGCCGCTCGATCTGTCGGCCGACGTGGTGGCGAAGCAGGAGGCGGAGCGCACCAAGGCGCTCGCCGAGCGCGCCAGCAAAGGGCTGCGCATGGGCTACGACTCCGACCTGAGCGCCCAGGTGGTCGACCAGGCCGACGCTCGTCGCGAGCTCGCCGCGCGCGGGCAGCGCCTCGA